TATTCTGTGCTTTATCTTCGATTAACTCTTTAAGAATCTCACCGTGTTTTTCAACGTATTGAAATAAGCATAAAGAATTGCCTTGTAAAGAAAGACAAAGATTCCTTATATATTTATTTCTTTTTTCATTAGAAACAAGGTATTCCATTTCTTCTTGGTAACTTTTTTCTTTTAAAAAATGACGAGCTGTTTTATCGTGTTGTAATACTAAACACATAATTTTTAAATCTGCTAATTGTTTCTTTTCTTGTAATTCACTTGTAGATACAACCTTATTTACAGTTCCAAACAAACCCTCTAATACAAGTTTATGTGTTTTTGTACCATCTAAAGTTCCTGTTAGACCAACTCTATACTTACAATCTTCTAGTTTAGTCATAATTTTAGTTAACGAAACTGCTTTGAATAAATGAGCTTCATCACCTATAATCATACCAAATTGTTTAAACCATTTTTTTGGCATATTGTAAATAGATTGCCAAGTAGATATTATAACCCTTTTACTTGTTTCTTTATCGTGGCCAGAGTATATTCTGTGTACATTTTTTAAACTATTATAACCATAATCTTTAAAGTCTTTAAATAGCTGTTCTACCAAAGAAGTAGTAGGTACAATTATTAATATTTTATCTTGTTTAGTATCTTTTAATCTTAATAAATTAAATACCAACATTAGATATATTATTAAAGACTTACCTGACGCAGTAGGCGATACTAATAAACATCTACCTTTTTTAATAGAATATTTAAAAGCTTCTAACTGATAATCTCTTACTTCTAAAGGTAACTTTAATGCTTTTAAAAAATTAGGTAATAATTCTTCATCTACTTTGGTATCTTTTATTTTAGTTCCATCTACAACTTGTACATCATTTTTGTTACACCAATCTACTATATAAGGATATAAACCAGCATAAATTTGACCTGTGGCGTATGAAAAAAGTCTTATCTTTCCGTCCCATACTCTATTACGATATTGAGGCATAAACTTATATCCTGGTACCTCAAACGTAAAGTATTCACCAAGCTCTCTGCGAATATCAGCGTCTGCTTCTATTTTAAGATAGACTTCGTTTTTTTTATCTACTATGATATATCTGGTGGTTGTCATTTATTTACGCTTGAAAAAAACACCAACAGTAAACCTATATTTAGGACCAGATATTGATTGTGTTCCTATTATATGTGGTATCTCTCCGTCAAATAATATAATTCTTCCAGGTTTATATATTGTTGTGTAAATAATTTCATCTCTATTGTTCTTATCTAAAAATCTCGTTTCACCTTCCCAACCATCTTCCCAATGTAAATTAGGATAATATAACAAAGTATCTGTATCAGCGTGAGTGTGGGCAAAAAAGGTATCAGCAGGAGTACATAAATTACAAGCTGTTAAATAAATGTCGTCAACAGATAAGTGATTAAAATTTTTTGATTTTTGTAAAACAGGACCTATATATTGTAACAATTGTGATCTATCTAAATCATCAAAACTCCAAGGACTATGTAGATTCTTTAATTTTCTTTTTTCATCACTATTGCCATCAGCCCAACCTAATTTAAATGATGAATTATGACAAAAATCGTAAATTCTTTCCATTCTATCGTATGGAATAAAATCATCAAATACTTCAATCTTATGATTCATTAAATAGCCCCACTTGTAAATTTACGCCAGTCAATAGCATTCTTAATTGTGAATCCTCTATTAGAAATTTGTCTTACTATTTTATCCAAATAATCAACTATTGTATTTAAGTAATCTACCTTTTGTTTTGTCTTTTGGTATTCTTCATCGCTTTCAATATACTTATCAACATCAGTTTTAAGTAACTTTAAATTAAAAGGTTTTAGAGCATATACATCTGGTGTGGCCTTACCAGTGTAATACTCCCACTTTTCTCGCTTAAGCCTGCTTAAATCGCCTTCAGCACGACTTAATAGTAACTTAAACTTGTTTAGATGTTTTAAATATTTGTTATGTAATTGTGGGGTTTTTAAAGATTCTAAATCTAATTCGGTATCGTTTATTTTCATATCTTTTTCAATCAATTCTTGTAATTCTTCAAGTGTCATAACAACTCCATTATTTTTCTATTAAAGTATTTAGTTCAGGTAAATATACGTATTTTAAATCTGATCCATTCAATGTTTCTATAGCGTCTTCAATAGTTTCCACCATAGGATCACCAGCCAAGTTAAATGATGTATTTAATAATATAGGTGTACCTGTCAATTTATAAAATTCTTCTATGAGTTCATAAAAATGCTTGTTATATTCTTTTTTCAGTGTTTGTATTCTACAAGTATTATCAACGTGTGTAATCGCAGGTATCTCGTTAACTTTATCTTTCTTAACATCTACGGCATATGTCATAAAGGGACTTTCTTCTAAACCAGCCATATCAAAATAATCGTGTGTATGTTCAAATAGTATTGTTCCAGCAAAAGGTCTAAACCATTCTCGCTTCTTTACAACATTTACTATATCTTTACCATTTTTTAGTTTAGGATTAAACAAAATACTTCTATTACCTAATGCTCTAGGCCCTTGTTCAGATCGACCCTGCCATATAGCCACAATGTCTTTTTGTAATATTTTAGCAACATCTTCTTTTGTTACTTCTTTTGTTTTTAGATGTTTTATTTTTTCTTTTATATCATTTAAATCATATTTTAAACCATAATAGGTAGTTGTTTGAGGAAACTTTTCTTTACTTTTCGTTAACTCGTAATAAACTAATTTTGCCCCACCTATTGATGTTCCGCCATCGTGTGCTATTGGTTCCACGTATATATTAATATCTTTAGGTAATTTTTTTCTTAAATTAAAATTACTTACACAATTCATTATAAATCCACCTGATAAACATATATTTTTACAATCTGTTTGTTGTATAATTCTTGTAACTATATTACACAATTTATCTTGTGTGTATTTTTGAAGACTAAATGCTAGATCAGCTGATTTTTGAAAGTCTTTTAAGTTTTTGGTATCTTCATATAAAAAATGATTTTTGTTTATAGTTTGGTCATAATTATTATTTAAAAAATCTAAAAAGTTTAAATTTATATCTTTTCCGTATGAGGCTAATCCCATAACTTTACCAGAGTCAAAGAAATTATTAAAACCCAAATGTTTTGATACTTCTTCGAAACATCTTCCCAAACTAAATGTTTCTTTATCAAAAGTATTAACAACGTTACTTGTTCTTTTTTGATATTGTTTTTCTACCAATGTAAATCCATCATAAGAAAAATCATAACAACTATAACCTTCAGTTTCATTATTTTCATTTTTTGAACCATCGCCATCAAACACAAAAGACAATGCTCTATCAAAACCAGAATTATAAAAAGAACCTGCTGCGTGGGTTAAATGATGTTTTTTGTGTAAATCATAAACATTAAAAGTTTTATTTTTTATAAACGTTCTTGCTACACATAGTACAAAAGGACTATTAGTATTTGAAAAGTCAAAACGTTTTTCTAAAGAATGTAAACCTGAAATAGAAACATAATCTACATCTTTTATATATTTTGAAGTTTCTAATATACCTAAAAAAGGAGAGGCCTCGTGTTTGAAACGATTTAACCTTTCTTCTTCGATTGATAGTAATACCACACCATCTCTTATTACAGTAGTGGTTCCATTATGATGACGACTTAACCCAATAATATTCATAACTAATTATATCACAAAACACTCTAAAAGTCAAACTTTAAGAGGTTGTAACTGATGTTGTAGATGAGTTTATATTTGTACCAAACTCATATATACTATATTTAAATGTTACGTTTGCAGTCAAATAGTTTACATCTTCCTCTTGTTGATTATAGTTCAAAGATGATAAACTAGTTGGAAACAAATCGGTAAATCTTACTTCTGTTACAGGTCGATTTTTCGCAGACAAAACAATTAACGTTGCATCTGAAAAACCACCTATTTGACTTCCTGGTCCATATTTTACTTTACCAGGTTCTGTACTTACACTAGATGCTGATGTTGGTGCTCTATCAGCGCCAGCATCTGTTAAATTTTTATATTGTGTGTGACTTTGAGGAAAACCTAGTCCGATTAACCAACCGTGTATTTCTTGGTAGTTAATTAAATTTTCATCTACCATAAATGTCATTGTCAAATCTTCAAACGTTAATTTTTCACCAGGCAATGGAACGTTTCTTAATGGTGTAGATTGTTCAGTAGTTCCTATTGATACACCAGGAAGATTGACAGCTGTACAAAAATATTCTACCTTAGGTAATTTGACTATATTAAACTTAAACTGTGTAGGAGAAGCATAGTCTAACTTACTAGGTTGTCTTTGAGCAAAAGATGTTGTTGTCATAATACTATTTATATGTTATCTAGGAAGTGTTCCTGACTCGCCTAGTTTTTCAATAGCCTCAATAACGGTTAATATATCTTCACCTTTTCTACAAGGTTTTTCTTCTGTTGATACTTCATATTCTTCGCATATTGGTAATGTAGTATCTTGTACTTCTTCTACTTCGCATGCGTTTACCGATATAAAAACACATAACATAATAAGTGTTATGATGAATATGTAGAGATATTGAATTAAAATTTTTTTCATATTGTTATTTAGTAGATACAAAAAAGGCGAGGTTTTGAGGCCTCGCCTTTTCTAAAGATATTATATTACAGATTACATCAAGTTTGTAACTTGGACTCTTCTGTAGTATCTGTTAGCATTAACGTTTCCAGCACCATCAATTGAAGCCGCACCAGATCCAGAGTTTTCAGCAAATGGATTTGCTTGAATACCGTATCTAGTTTTGAAACCAATTTTAGGTTGGAAAGTGTCTTGTCCAACAGCTCTAACCATTTGTAGAGGTACATATGGGCAGTAGAAAATACCTGCGTCATATTGTGAAGTACCTTTGTAACCTACAACGAAGTATTGCTTCGCAGCTTGGTTTGCACTGTATGGGTCAATGTACACTTTGTATCTACCGTTTAATACACCAGCAAAAGTATTACCAGTATCGTCAACGTTTAGATTGTTGTTAAGAGCTGGAGCGTAGTCTAACACACCTGCCATTTGTAAAGCAGAAGCAACGTCAGATGAACAGATAATCATATTACCTTTTCCTCTACGTGTTCTTTGTGCGATAGCGTTAGCTTCTCTTTCTACTTGGAACATTAGGCCTTTAAATCTTTCAACTGACCATCTTCCGTTAGAGTCTGTGTCTAAATCGAAAACACCTTCAGTTGTAGTGTTTATTGTACCTGTGTTAGCAGAAGCACCTTTTTCAGCAACAGTGTAAATAGTTCTCACTACTTCTCTGTTGATTTCAGCAAGAATTTCAGCAGATAGAATATTTGCTAATTCTGTTTCTGCGTCTAAACCGTGGATTGCTTTAAGGTCTTGAGCAAGTTCCATAGTGTATTCTGCTTTAAGAGCTCTTGATCTAGCAGTTACTGTTGATTTCTCAATTGAGAAAGCCATTTCAGCAAATTGATTGCCAGCACCGTCTCCTAATGCTTCAGCAGTAGCAGTCGCCATACCAGTTCCTGATGTGTAAGCACCAGCTGGGCTGTCGTTTAATACTGCAGGGTTAGTTCCTGATTGTGATGATGAACCAGCACCACCCACACCTGGTAGAGTAGAATCTCCCGCAGCATTTCTGCTTGAAAAATCCGTATCAGCTTCATTGAATAAAGCCTCTGTACCATTTTGTGAAGTGTATTTCGCTCTCATTGCGAAAATTAGACCAGTTGGACCAGTCATTGGTTGTACACCACAAATGTCGTATGCGATTAGATTTGGCATTGCTCTTCTTACTAAAGAGATTAGGATTGGATCCCAATTCTGTACGTAAGATGCATCAGTACTGTTCGTTGGAGCAGCTTCTGATATAAATGCTCTATCTTCTCTTAATGCCTTCTCTTGGTTTTCCAAGATTACAGCAGTGACCGCCTTCCTATAGCTATCCGTTACTTTTGGGAGTTCTGGATGCTCAAGTACAGGCTGCCACTTTTTAACTAGTTGTTCAGATAAGTACATATGTTTCTTATTCTCCCTATTTATTTTGAGTGACCGACTTTAATTCGATCTTTTGTTTTACTAATAATGCTTGCATAAGTTTCCATAACGCCTGATAATTCAGGAGCTTGTTCGCTTGAATCAACATTATCAATTTCATTTTCAGATGAAATTTTGTTTTCTTTAGAAAAGTATGACTCTTTAATAGTTGATACTTTCTTTTTAAATTCATCAGCATTAGAGTATTCTACTTCTTCAGCTAATTTGTTAAACTTTTCTTTGTTTGTATCTGTTAAATCAGATGCAACTTCGTCAACAATGTCTTGTCTTGTTAAAGAACCAACTTTATTGTTAAGTTCAACATTTTTTTCAACTTGCTCATTAAGTTTATCTTTAAGCTCGTCTATTTGTTTAGCTTGATCTTCTAACACATCAAATTTTTCGTCAGGTACACTTATGTAGTGATCTTCAAATAATTTTTTAAGACCAGTAATAAAGTCCTCTGCGATTTCGCCTTTGATACCTCTTTCGATAGCGATTTCGTTTTGTTTTAACCATTCTTCAACTACGTAGTTCAAGTATGAGTCAACTTTTTCAACAATTTCACCTTTTACAGTATCAACTTCTTCTTTGAGTTTGTCAGAATACTCTGCTTCCATTCTTTCCACAGCTTCGTTAATTCTTGTTTTAACTGCTGCTTCAAAAACAGTTTTCGCTCTGTCTTTAAATTCTTCGGTTAATTCGTCATCACCGATTAAAGCTTTAACGTCATCAGATAAATCTATTTCTTCTTTTTTCATTTTGCCATAGCCTTCTTCTTTTTTCTTTTCGTCTTCTTTAGAATCGTGCATAGCTTCTTTTGAAATTTCTTTATCGTCTTCTTTAGTTTCTTTTTCCTCTTTTTTCACAGCTTGCATTGCGTCAGCAGCACCTTGTGATTTTTGTTGAGGATCTCCAGAAACTTGTTTTACATTTTTAGAAGCGTCAGGATTGCTGTCAGTCGGTTTAGTAACCGCTTGTCCTAAGTCTTCGTGGTCTGCCATTTTGGCAATATGCGAAGGCTCAGCTGCTACAGCATTCTTCTTAGGAGCGTCAGCCATAGGATTAGCAGTTGCTTCAGTAGCAACTTCTTCCTTTTTAACTTCTTGCTCTTTATCCATAACTTCTTTATTTTGTTCTGTAGCCATTGAGAAGTCTCCTTTTGTAATTAATTCGAATTAATTTCTTTTTATCTCTTTGTTATTAGATATTTATAAATTATAATTCCTTTAAACTATATTTTTCTTAAAAAATCTTCAAAAATCTGGGCTTTTTTCTCTGCCATTTCGATTTTTTTAGTCTTAATAAGTTCTTTTTTCCAAGCAGCAACATCTTGTTCTACTAACACACCATTGTTCCATACCCATTCTTTGCCTTCCATAATACCTTCTACAAAGGCATCTGGCGCAGACGGATCTGCAACGATATCTGCCGCAGTGGCAAGATAGAAGTCTTTACCTACGTAATTACTTCCCATTTTGGATTCAATTGAACCCATACCTCTACTTGAAACTCCTAGTTTAGCGCCTTCATCAATCAAATTCTTCACAATCTTTCCATAAGGTGTATCCATAATTTTCGCTTCACCAATAAAATTTTTTCCTTCTGGATAGAGTTTTTTAATCATATGTGATACTCTTTCCAGGTTAACTGTAGGTCCATCTGGATGGCCTAATTCACCAAACGCTCTATTTTTATTAACAAATTCCGCATTATATCTTGTTACTTCTTTCATTAAAATATCATTCGGATATACTCTACCGTTTCTATTTTTAATGTCAGATTGTAAAAAAATACCTTTAATTTTATATTCTTTTTTACCGTTGTTTTCTTCAACGATATATTCTGCGTCTGATACTTCTTCTCTAATTAATTTCATAGTTTTTTCTCTCTACCTATATTTATAAGTTATCTAAACTCTATAACCAATGAATAGTTATCCCCACTGGCAAAATTTTTTGTACTTAATAATACATCACCAGTAGGCGTTGTTGCGTTATTTGGAATTTCATCTCCCGCTGTTCTTAAATCCCAATAACCTTGACCGTTTAAAAATAGTGCTGTAGCATTAGTTGCTCCCGCCCATTTTAATTCAACAGCTGATTTCGAGTTAGATGAATTAATAGAAAACCATATTTTACTAATCTTTCTATTACCATCTTCTGTCATAAAAGTTGTTTCAGAAGCATCTACTTTTGTTACATCTGTTTCACCTGTACCATCAGAAAAATTGGTCAGCTTGACTACATATTTTGCTCCAGATGTATCAGCTATTGTTTGTGTTGTAACTACATCAGCCATTAGTTATTTTCACCCATATCTATTTTTTGTAATGTTAATAAAGCATATCCGCTTGCACCAGCTGTAATACCTTCAATATCACCACCAGTTGCAGTTGTATTTGTTGCTGTATTTTTAATTACAGCGCCATAATAAACACCTGCGCCAGATAAGTTTATCGCTTCAACATCTGCTGAAGCACCTTTAAATTCTAATTTTAGTCTACCTGTTATCCCATAATTAATATGAGTAATGTGTAGTTTTGCGCCATTCGCATGCCCACTTAACGCACTTGCATCAACAGCAGCAGCTGTAGTTGTGCTGTCATTATCAAAAGTGAGTAATACTTTGGCGTGTGTTTTTGTATCAGATAATATCTTTGTTGTTATAGCCATTGTTCCTTTACACTCCTAATTGTTTGTTTGTTTCTTTTTCAATATATTGATATAATTCTTTTTTATCTACATTATGAAATTCGGCAATCTTTTCAACAGCATTTTCTATGTTGACTAAAAGATTACCTTTATTTTCAATAATCTTAAACATATCTTCAACTGCTTCTTTCATCACAGGTGTAAGACTGTTAAAAGTTTCTGTATCTAAAGACTTTTTATCTTTAAATAAATTACTAATTTTGTTCACCACCTTCAACTCCCACATCAGGTGCAACATTTGTTACAGCTTCAGGTTCTGCCACATCTACTTTCATTTCAGGTGGAACAGTTTCAGTAGATGGCGATAATACCTCTGGTTTTGGATCACTAAAAGATTGTGCTTGAAACAAAGTTCCAGCTAATTCAACTCTTTTATTATCTAACGCAGACGCAACTTTATTTCTTAATGCATCTTTAAATGCGTCACCAGCTTCAGCACTACTTCCGTTTGCTACTAGGTCTACAAAATTTTTTGTGTGTTCACTCATTTTTTATCTCCTTTTATATACTTGAATCTAACTTTGGTTCTTGGTTTAGATTCTGTTGATCGGGTTCCATTGTTGTCTGTTCACTTTTTATTTGTTTATCCATTTCTTCAATTTCCCTATCTGATTGTTTTAAAATATTTTTTCTAATATAGTTGTGTGAGAAATATTTACCTATGTAATCTCTCATACTATCAGCTAACATTATTCTATCTTTTAACATTTCACTTTCTTTCAACTCAGCAAAGTGTCCATCTTGTACGAAATCATAATTTAAATGTGCCATTATAGTTGGCCAATCTTCTTCAGCTATAACACCTTTTAAAACTAATTGAGTTTTTAAAAGATCATTAAATAGTTCCGTAAACTTCTTTCTTAATCTACCTACGAATTTAGTAAATTTTAATTCATCTCTACTAATTTCAGCCGCTCTTCCTAAATTAAAACCTTGAGAAGACTCTAATCTACTAATAGGAACATTTAGAGAACGATATAATTTCTTTTGGAAATATTCTATATCGCCTGTTTCACCAAGATTTTGACCACCAGGAAGTGTAGAAATTTCAGTTCCTCTGCCGTTTTCTCTACGAGGTAACCAAAAGTCTTCTAACATATTTAAGTAATTTCTGTCATCTCTTATCTCACCAGTAGAAGCGTCATAAACAAGTTTATTTCTATATCTTGCCATTGTATCTCTTAAATACTGTTCTGCTTTTACTTTAGGTAAATTACCTACATCAATGTAGAATATTCTTCTTTCAGGTGCTCTAGCTATTCTGTAAATAACCACAGCGTCTTCAATCATTCTTAACTGATTGACAGGTTTGATTGCCTTATGTAAATAAGACAAGACCATATTTTTATTTTGGTCTACCATACCAGAGCCACAAAAGGCAATTGTATCTGCTGCTATTCTAATACCAGCTGCTTGTGTTGCACCAGATATTCCTCTTTCATTGAATACATAGTATTCTTGTATATCTTGTACAATATCCATTGCTCCCATATTAGTTCGACCTTTTCTGATCTCTCTAATTTTTTTAATCTTTCTAGGATCAATGTATTTTAATTCTTTGATACCTTCTTTAGGATTCTCTCTATTAATAATTTTTTGATAATAGATACGGCCATCTACATACCATCTTCTAAAAATGTCGTGGCCTTTAGTATTAAAGTTCATCAATAGAAGAATATTCTTAAATTCATCTTCTATTTTTCTTCTTACATCTTTTCCATATGGTAAGTTTGTTAGATCAGGTAATACCGAATCTTTATTTTCATTAACAACAATTGCCTCATTGACTATATCCTCAATTGCTGTATCACATTCAGGGTGTAGTGATATTTCCCTATATCTTCTAATAAGGTCCGCTTCATTTTTAGCGTTACCTTCTAAATCCAAGTACTGACCAAAGTAACCCCCAGCGGAAGCGACAGTTGATGCACCATCGTCCGCTACGGGTATACTGAAGTTTTGTCTTGGATCTGTTTCCGTCTTTTGACGAGTTATCGAAAACCCAAACAAGTTCATAATTTATTTCCTCTTTTTCTACTACTACTTATATAAGTTTTTAAGTAGTGGTATTTGTTTCGAAGAATTGGTATCCAAATGTTACAGCAAATTCTTCTACAGCATCTACCGTATCATAACTTAAAGGGATTTCCGCAATATTAGTTGGGAACAATCCTCTTAAAGTGTAGGATTTAATAGTATTACCATTTCTGTCAAGGTGGTCAACGAATGCGTCCACTTGATAATCCGCAGGATTTGTTAATCCTTCGTTATCTGACATATTGTTAATACCATTTTGCCATCTTTCGAAAGCATTTCTCAATTTAAAGTTTGTGTCGTTAATAACTGTTACATTCCAATCTGCAAATGTTCTGTCACCTGCGATTTTAATTGCACGGCCTCTAAAATTTACGTTAACCGTACCAACTGACATCGCTGGAATAACTGTTGATTTACATAAGAATGCAAGTTCTTCTATTTCTCCACCAACTTGTGCGTAACCAGGAAAAGGCATTGTTACCTTAAACTGATTGGCTCTTGCGCCACCGCCAGCAAGTTTAGCTTTGAAGTCATTAATGTTTGCCATTTTTTATTCTCCTCTTCTAAAATTACCCAGCGACTTCCTCGAAGGAAACACCAGTTCTGGTTGCTACAAATGATAATGTGATAAAGTTGATACTTCTTGCTGGTTTCACAAAGATTTCAGCAACAAATTCATTTCTATCAATTACATCACCTGTATTGTTAGTTTCATCACACACTACTAAAAAGTCTGTGATACCTCTACGACCTTGTACCTCTCGTAAGAACGGCTCAACGATATTTCTAAAGTTCGCTCTAGTAAATTCGTCATTTAGTTCAAACAATTGGAATTTAGACGCAGTTGAGATAGCTTTTTCTAAAGTGATAAACAATCTTCTTACGTTTACTCTGTCAAATGCAGATGGCGCAGAAAGACCAGTTTTGTCACCAAATAGAACAGTACCTTGACCTGGGAAAGTTACCACAGGATTGATTCTACTTCTATATAAGTCATCTCTTTCAGTTTTATTAGGATTGTAAGCCAATTTAACAGCTCCTCTAATTGTTCCTCTATTCAAACCTGCTGGTGAGAACCAAGAGTCAGCAATTAAGTCTGTTCTTGCTGATAATCCCGCAATGTCTCCGTTTAATGGAACAAATCTATATGTATCGTTATATCTGTCGTACATATATTTGTAACCACTATCAAAGAAAACGTATGAGCTTGATCTAACTGTTGAATAGAACGCTGTTACGTTTGATGTTTGCGTTGTTGAATTAGCAACATTGACTACATCATTTCTTTCTGGTGATACGAATGCAACACAATCTTTTCTTTGTTCAGCAATTGTGATAAGATTATCAATGTGTGTCGCAGAACAAGTACCAGCAACTATTAAACCAACATCAACTGTTTCAGCGTCTTGGAATTTTTCATACGCTGTTTTAAGTTGTGCGTCAGTAACAGCTGATCCGTCAGAACCTGCTGATAAAGACTCTAATGTTGGAGTATCTACTGCTGTGAAAGATGTTCCACTTGCGTTGTTTCCCCAATTTGAACCAGATGCGTTATGATCTGTCCAATAGATGTATTGTGATTTATTGTAAATTACAGTTGGATAATAATTAGACTCTCCTTGCGGTGATTTAGCGTCTGCTGCTTTTGATGCTGAATCAAAAACTTCTAACACTTCTCCTGGAACACCTGAAATACCACCATCTTCGTCAACAACGATTATGTGTATTTCATCATTCGAACCTGATCTATCAGATACGAAAGGTGAAGTTCCTGGAGCACCAGAAACGAGATCATAATATCTCCATCTTCTTCTTACACTTGAAGTATCAGCTACTGCAGTATGTAAACCACCTGTACCTGTTTCTTTTCTTACAAATGTAATTGTATTTGTGCCTGTATTGTTATCAGTTACTCTATATTCGTAACCGCCTGACTCTGCAAAGTTTACTATGTCACCGACATTGATGTCTGATGAATCGTCTAAAACAATTGTAGTGTCTCCCACAGCAGTTGTTGCATCGTTAACAGTTGTTACACCGCTTTGTTCGTATGCTGTTGCTGTAGCACAAGTGGCAACTTGTAAACTGTTACCCCAAGCTCCAGCTGTTCTTGCTGTGAAGTTACCTACGTTTGCTTGACCTGTTGCATAGTTATCTTGGTAGTCAGTTGTATTTTCTATCAAAATGCTACTACCTGTAGTATTCGCATTTGTTAAACTACTATTTGTTGCTCGTACGACTCTAAGCGCATTAGAATATTGTAGAAAGTTAGCAGCAGAAAACCATTGTTCATAGTTTGTTGAATTTGGTTTCCCAAATAAAGATACTAACTCTTGTTCACTTGTAATGCTTACTATTTCATCTAACGGACCTTGTGTGAATTGACCAGCGAAAGCACCAACACTTGTTGATACTGCAGGAATAATTCTTGTTAGGTCTCTTTCTTGTACGAGAACACCTGGTGATACTTGAAATGCCATTTAGGTTTCTCCTTATTAAAAATTAGCTAATTTAAACATTTTTTCTTTTAATATATCTCAATAATCGTATTATTCATACGCCCATAGTTAAACATTTTTCATTACTATTATTTATAAGTCCTTAAATTTGTACTATTATTCGCCTCTACGTGTCACTGGATACCATACTTGTCCATATTCATCACTAAAAGGTTGTTCTTCTTCAGTATTAATACCATCATCTACAAAACCAAAAGGTGCCATATCTTGTTCTATTATACCTTGTTGTTCCTCATATAACTGTGAACGTATATTTAAATTTGTTAATTCTTTAAAATACGGTTGATTTGACAGCCAACCAAATAGTATCAAACAAGTCATTAAGTCATCATTACACCCTTCTTCTGCTTTAAACGAATTATGTTGACGAGAAAAAGTTGACATTTCTTCTATGATGTTAAAATCATTTACAATAACCTTATCAGATTCAATTATTGTTTTGATATTTGAACAACCTATTTTTTTAACTTGTTTAGTCATTCTAACACCTAAATTAGAACCTCTTTTACTAAATCCTATTCCTAATATTTGACCAGCACGACCTCTTTGAGAAGTCATTAAAAGATTATCATACTCTAGCTCAAATTGTAAAGCGTCAGATATTTGAGCACCTATATCGTTTACCTCTACCAATATGTGCGCTTTATTATATGCTTTACAAGTCTTCTCTATTATATTTGGAAACAATAAAGGCTTAACTTCATTGTGTCTATATTTAGCAACAATTTTCCAAGGCATTTGAGTAACATCAAATACAATAAACGCAGAATAATCTTTTGTAACACCTCTGGCAACGTCAACTGTACAAACATAAGTATGTCCATTTATAGGTTTTTCAAATACGTCTAAACCGTTATTAGAAATTAATGGTTTCATATATGCCATTGTTCTTATCTTTTTAGGATTTATTAAAGTATTTACGGAACCTAAAAACTCACACTCAAATTCTTGTTGGAATTGTTCTGGCGATGTGTTTCTAATTGTTTGTTCTTTCCATTTTTCATCTCTACCAGGAACTTCTGACCAATGTACTTCTATAGGAACATAATCGTTTCTACGATTTTCAGCATCTGTCCATAACTTGTAATATAGATTCATTCCGTGTGGAGTAGATACAATTATCATCTTTGTGTTTTTACCAGCTGATATTGTAGGATATACTGAATTAAAAAATTGTTCTGCGATTGTTGCTGGTACGAAAGCAAACTCGTCAAGGAAGATAATATTAAATGAACCTCCTCGAATAGCGGAACTTGAAGTCGCCGCTGCCACAATCGTTGATTTGTTTTCTAACTCTATATTACCTTTGTTCCAATTGATTACACCTTGTTGTAACCATTTAGGTAAATTTTCATAAGCAAGTTGAAGTCTTCCTAATATATCTCTCGCAGTAGATGATTTGTTCGCAAGTATAGCGATATTTGAATTAGCGTTAAATAAAGCATAGTGTAATAGATATGATATTGTTGTTGTAGATTTACCTGATTGTCTTGGAAGTTTACAAATGGTAAATCTATTATCGTGTATGGTACGAACAATATTTTTTTGAAAGTCATACATCTTAAAAGGTACAAGACCTTCATCAAGTGATACAATTTTTATATACTTTTCCATAAAGTATAAAGGATCATCAGCACATTTCTGAAATTCTATAATCTGTTCTTTTGTAAACTCTTGTGGAGTATTTACTTTTTTAAGATTAGGATTACCTAAATAAGCGTCTGTATTACTCATCTGCTGTAAAATCGTAATTTACTACTGCTCTATAATTACTTGAAATAGGATTACCAGCTGCGTGATAAAACTTTCCATCAAATAGTAAAATTCTTCCTTTCTTTGGAGTTACACTTTTTATTATATTTAAATCTTTTTCATTATCAAATATTACAGTATCGCCGTCACTATCATTTACGTAATACAACAAAACAAAATGTTCATCATCATAGTCCTTATGAGGTATTCCAAAACTATCTTCATTTAATAATGAAGAACTTGGTTTCATATTTGACTTGATTCTTTTAACCAAAACATTTTTTAAATTATGTTTACTTACAGTCAGTTCCAACACACTTAAAATAAAATTAAAATAAGGTGATCTTACAGTTAAATTATTTTCATTAATTCTCATAAACGTATGTACTAGCTGTCCTATATCTTGTACATTTTTATTGTGTTCAAATTTTTTACCTTGCGAATAATCACTTGTTTGAAAATTACCTTTTTCATCTTTATGACACGACATATACCAAGGGAAATCTGGTCCTAGTAAAACTTGTTCTATTTCGTCTTGTAACTTTTCTGGTACAATATCATCATATACTAATATTTGATTTTTAATCATTTACAATAATTCCTTCTATATGTGTATACCCTAACTTTTTCGCTAAAGTAATTCTTTGATTTCCTTTTAAAACTGTATACCTCTTTTCTATATAGGGGATTCCTAGAGCACCCATTCTAGGTGTTTTTGAAATATGTCTTTGTTCTACTTCTATAGCATTTATCATATTAAATTTTTTTGATAAATCTTGTAAGTAAACTTCGTTTTCTTCGTAGTATTTAATATAACTTATATCACTTATCTTTAATATCTTCTTTTTCGGGTGTGATGTTTTTGCTTTTAGTATTTTCATCTTTATTCTTTAACATCTTTTGTAACTCAGCAGTAGAACCAACAAACAAGGCATTTTTAATTTGAGGACTTGCTGTTTTTGGTAATTCTTTTAAATCTTTTAATTTTTTTTGTAAGTCTTGTAACTTATCAACTGTATTAGCAACATTTGTAATTAATTGACCAGCAACTTCATAAGCTCTTGGGTGTTGTCCTTCTCTGGCAATATCTAATATGCCTTCTATTGCTTCTTGTCCTTTTTCTATTAGATTATAATAATTTTCTCTACTATAATCGTAGTCATTATCAATGTCAGCTTTATTTTTATTTTCAGTTCTAGGAACAATTGGAACCTGTGGCTTAGGTTCTTCTTTAGGTTTTTCTTTTTCAACACCTAAAATTTCATTGACTCTATCTTCTAATTTACTCATAATAATTATTTATTATATGTTTTTTTTAAAATAATTAGGTAAGCCTAAATGTTCTCTTGTATCAAACATATTTTCCTCAGCTCCTGGAGTTTTTTTATTATTATAATGTAAAAAAACTTGAGCACAATCATTTCCTTCAAATTTTTCTCTCCAATGTTCTAAAATATTTCCTTTATAAACTAACATATCTCCTGGATCCATATCTACAGATAATCCTTTATTGTCTGTAGTTCCAGGATATCCTTCGCTAGGTGTTCCTATATTTTTATATGGTTCTATAAAAATAGGCCATTTATCTCCACCTAAAAACATTGTGGTTGATATTTCACAGCTAAATCTATCTTTATGTCTTTCTAATACATCACCTTTTTTGTAGATACGAGCATATGAATATGTTGGAGTTAATTCTAATCCTGTTGTTTTTTCCATAATATTATGACACAACAACAATAATGTTTCCATAGCAATATCAGCATAATGAGAGTAGGTATTAGGTGCTTGAGGGTCGCTATAATAACCCCAATCATTATTAAATTTTGATATATAGTTGTATTTAGAAAATATACTATGTACCTGTCTTTTCATTAAAAAATAATTATAAACAAACTCTGCAACTTTAGGTTCTATTGCTTTTCTAATTATTGTTATATTGTCTTTTTGAAAATCAAATTCCATACTATCTCCAAGGTTGTCCTAAATTCCATAACACTAAAGAATATCTTGTTCCTTTTACAACAGGAGATACTCTATGCCATACAAAACTAGGAAAAATTATTATCGACCCTCTAGGTCTTATTTGTGTACAGGTATTTATTGAAGCGTTTTTGTGTCTTTCCCAATCAACTTGATTTCTAAAATCAAATTGTAAATTACCACCTTCATATTCGGACGGATCATTTAACGAAATTGTTACGGATAATTTTCTTATTTTACCATTTGTATTTGGATTATCAGGAGCATTATAGGGTTCTTCCCAACTATCACAATGCCAGCCATAGTATTGTCCTAAACCATATTTTGTAAATTGACAACTTTCTGAAAAATCCCATTGAAAATTCCAACCAGCTTTTTCATTAGCATCGTGTATGAAAGGGTGTATTGTATTATAAATCCACTGATCGTTTAACCAAACAACTTCTGATTTTCTTTTTTCTTGTATATTGTTTATTTCTTTAGCAGTCAAATCTTTTCTTCCTTCACTGCTACCTGTTACAGCCATTTGAGCTTGTTGCTGTTTTCCTGTGTTTATAACATCATCACAAAATTTTTGAGGTAATGCTGCTTCATAATAGTAATAATAATTTTTTAAATTCATATCGTTATTTATCTATCTCCTATCTCCTCTATAATCATAATGACACATATGTAACCATCCTGTTATAATATATTTTTCCTGTGTTGGTGAAACTATACCTCTGTGTGTGTGAGTAAAATCTGTAGGCCAGATAACAGTTAATCCCTTTTTAGGTTGTATTTTTATATTTTGATATAACCATTCAGTTTCTCCTTTATCTGTAACATCATTTAAATATGTCATAAAAACTAAAGCTCTATTATACATTATTGAACCACTGGATAATGCTGCGTTATCTCTTTCACAGTGCCATTTTTTATAACCACCACCAGGAGCATAATGTTGTATTATAGTTGCATCTAAAGTATGATACAATCCATATAAATTATATTTGTCAATATATGATTGAGTACCTTTACTCAATTCTTTAAAATATTTTTGTATTGCTGAATTGTTAGAAGAATTAAAAATTGCTACATCTGTCGAATCTTTTATACTTTTATCTACACCAAAATTAGAGGATCCTACGGATTTATATTCTTCGTGTTTTTTATGATAGTCTATAAGTTGATCGCAAAGACTCAGGTCTTCTAAAAAATATTGATATATAAAAGTTTCCATAATATAATAAGATTATTTATACTAGTTATTCATCACCATCTTTTGTAGGATTATATGATCTACCATCATCAAATACACTTATTGTTGTTGTAAATCCAAAATCATCATCTGCATCTGCACTTAATGGATCAGGAACAACAGTAACTCTACTTTCTCTTGCTGTTGCCGTAGTATCACTATATGTGTCTGCTTGTGTTTCTTTGATAACTTTTGAAGTATATGGAGGACCAAATAAATAAGTTTTTGCTGTAAAACTTAAAGTATAAGTTACTGCTCTTCTTGTAGTAAAATCACCATCGTAAGTGTCTTCATAACTTACATCTGTCAATATAATAGGAACATCTCTTTTTATTCCCATTTCAGGTATCAAGTTTAATGTTACTGTATAATCAGGTTGAAAATATGGTAAAATTTGTTCTACTATTTGTAAACCATTTTCAGCGTTTGCTGTAAAAACATATAGTTTATAACTTATATTATAAGGAACAGGTGTATAATTATAATTAGTAACTTCTGTACTTCCTGTTTTTACTGTTCTATATTTTTGTATTCTTGTTAATTTTCTGCCACCATCATAAGCAATACCTGAAATTTCAAATCCCATTCTTGGTAATGTTATCGCAAACTCTCTATTTTCTAAACTAGACTGTTGATCCAATCTAACCATAAATTTTTCTTTAGGACCATAAGCTAGAGGAACTCTAATACTTTGTATGGTACTATCCCCTGATCGTTTCTTTACTTGAATATTATTGAAAATTGTACCAAATGCAACGGTCAATTTTCTCATACCTTGATTGTAAAAATAATTATTAAACATTAATTAAAATCTCCTGGTTCACCAAAAGGATTACTTTCAGAAAAGTCTAAAATATCATCTAAAGTGGTTTCAGTATTAAATCCTGCTTCACTCTCAAAATCATCATTATCAGCATATGCAGATTGTGTTCCTATGTCGTAACTTTCTAATATTAGATAATTAGATTGACCATCTGCTCTATCGTGTTCTAACAATAAAGAACCATCTTCATTTTCTAAATCAATTTGGAATGCTGTTTGATTTAGTGAGTAAGTATCTTCTGCTGCGTCTATAACTCCAACACCTGTGTCTAATTCTTCACTACTGTATTCCCATCTAGTTACTTTTAATTTATATACAGGTAAATTTCCTAATTGAAAAAATGGTTGTTGATCTTCTACAAATAATATTTCAAAAAAACTATTCATCAAAGGAAGATATATAATATCACCTTCATTAGGTCTTCCTTCTTTTACAAGTGTTGCTTTTTGATCTACTAATAATTCAAATCTTCTTTTAGAAATCATAAAAGTAGTATCTTCTCTAATTTCTAGTCCAAACTTATTAATTAATTCTTGTTGACCAGCAAAACCCTCCGCCGTTTCAAAGTATGCTTCTATTGGAAATGCATCACCAAATCTACTTGCAACATCTTCACCTAATATAATGTCTTTATTTACAATTGATCTTGGTAAGTAATATACCATATGACCATATTGTCTTAAACCTTCTATGATTAAATCTTCGTGTAATCTTTGTTCGGCTGTGTTTCCTATGCCGTTACCGTTTTGAAAATAATGGTTAACTGGCATATCATTATCCTACCATTATTGCTGGTGCAGTTTCGTATGTATCTCTGATTTCTTTTTCTAATTTTTCAATATCAGCCTCAGCTTCTTGCATAATTTTTGTTCCGTTTAAAGTTACATTACCTATCATAGTAACGCCATCAAACTTACTCAAATTTTGTCCCCATTGTTTTTTAATTAAGGCAGTTGTATATCTTTTCAACCATATATCATTAAATACATCAGTATATGTTGCTGGATCTAATTTTCTATAACAATCTATAATTAAAAACTCATCTTCAGTCAAATCATTAGTCCAATCCATATCAATATATAATCTATTATCGTGTTGTTGAAATCTTATTGGTTTCTTACCTACTAAAATCTGGTCTAAAAAGTCCAAATGTCTTAAAACCATATCATAGTTTATAACTGATGTAGAAGCAAAATCATATAAATCGTTTAATCTTAATTGGTATCTAACATCAAACATATTCATATTGGCTTTATCAGAAAAAGAAAAAATGTTTGTGACTGCTAAAACAGTATCAGGTACAGATAGATAATTGTTTTGCTCGTACCAAGTAGTTGTGTTGCCTGATGCTATATCAGTGGCAACTTCTGATGATTGTGTAGGATTTTTTAATCTTAATTTGTCGGCAGCTGTTAATTTATATTTTAGATATGTTCTTCTTATACCCTCATAGTGAAATTGAGCATAAAATTGTAACGCCTCGTCAAGTCGGTCTTCTAGTTGGTCATTGTCAACGTTAATTTCAATGACAGGTTTTCCTAGTCTTCGTAAAGCGTATTGTTTTAATGTTTCTCTAGTATTAGGGTTTGCCATTCACCATATTCCTTTTATAATGAGATGAAGAAATATGGATTAACCTAATGCGATAGCTTGTGCGATAGCGAAAGGTTTAGTAGAAACATCAGCACCATTTACTTGAAGTGAACCTGTTACGTTCAAAGCTGAACCTTCAATGTATGTTTGTATATCACTTGCTAGTACATATTTTTCAGTACCACCATCTGAAATAGCAAATTTATCACCATCTACAAGTGTTGTTCCTGACCCATCGGTCATTCCATCTATGTTTAGAACAGCCTCAACATTTCCAAATTCCAATGCTGTTGCACCCGAATTTACTTTTAATACCTGACCTGCTGTTCCTAAACTTAAAGAGGCACCTAGACCACCGTAAGCTAAACCTACAAATTCACCTGATTGAAATTCCGCTAATCCTGTAGCGTTTCCATCTCCATCAAAGACTGTTCTTATTGGTACTTTTGCTGCCATAATTCTTCTATTCTCCTATCTCTATTTATAATGTTTTTGTCCTTAAAACTCAAATAAAGTTACTCCAGTTTGATTGCTACCATTTGCTAAAGTAAATGTTTGATTTTGAGTAAATACTGTAGATGTTGTACCTGCTGAAAACTTAAATGATCTAGCGGCCGTAACTAATCCACCAGCATTTGTGAAAAATGGTACATTTCTAACAGCAGCACCTGTAGCCGCATCAGCGGATGCTATACTATCTTCTCCAACTTTTGATCCTGTTGGTAAAGTGGCACCTGTAGCCGAAATTAAAATTTGTCCTGTTCCATCACCAGAGATAGTTGCACCACCAATATCTATCGTATTGCCTGATAAGTATAAATCTCTCCATCTTCTATTTGGTGAACCTAAATCATATGTAATATTATTTAATGGTTCTAAATTTGAAATAAATCTACCATTAACAGTAATTGTATCTTCGGTAGAGTCACCTGAATTAACTCCTAAAGTAACATTACCTCTTAATGTAGAAGCGCCAGAAACATCTAAAGCTCCTGTTGCTGTAACATCAGCCGCTCTAATATTAGCATTTGTTATTGATAAATTACCTGTACTTGAACCAGTAAATGTACCTGTTCCAAATACTACTTCATCTTCCGACTCATCATATCCTAAAAATACATTATTGTCGTCACCTCTTTCAATAATAATACCAGCGTCACCTGTAGCTGAACCTGTACGACCATTTCCTAATTCAAGCAATTGATCTGAAACTGTTGTATTAGTTGTTGAAACTGTTGTGGTTGTTCCATTTACAGTTAGATTTCCTGTTACTGTTAAATCATTACCTATTGTAACATCATTCGGTAATCCTATTGTAATCGTGTTGTCGGTAACAGCAGTTTCTATTTCATTTGCTGTACCAGAAATTGTTAGTGTATCTCCTGTATTAAATGTATCAGGTGTTCCACTATCAGCGTCAAGTGTAAATGATGTACTAATAGCAGCTGTACTTAAAGATGTAATTCTTCCTTGTTGATCTACAGTTATTTGAGGTACCGCTGTTGACGAACCATATGAACCTGGAGTTACTGCAGTGTCATCTAAATCAAAAGTAATAGTATCTTGGACAATACTACTTGTTAAACCAGTTCCACCTTTAACTGTAAGTGTATCTGTTAAAAGAGATATTGTTGCATTAGTTGAACTATCATCTGCAACTGTTAAGTTTGTTGCAACTGAAGTTGTACTAGCAGCAGTTAATCTACCTTGAGCATCAACAGTAAATGTAGGTATTTCTGTTGCTGAACCATAACTTCCAGCAGAAACAGCTGTATCATCTAACGTAACCGTTATTGTATTTGTTGCACCTGATGTACTAATACCTGTTCCACCAGAAACTGTAAGTGACTCACTATCTAAATCTATTGATAATGCTCCACCAGTGTCAGCTGAAAAATCTAAATCTTGTGCTGTAACTTGACTGTCAACATAAGTTTTAATTGCTTTTGCTGAAGCAAGAGTATTATCACTAGCAGATACACTTGTTAAATCAGTATCTAAAACGCCAGAAGCAAAATCAGCAACTTCTAAATTTGTAATAGAGTTACCTGTACCATTTGCGTCAAATGTTTTATTTGTTAAAGTATCGGTACTGTCAGCAAGTATATAAGATTGTAAATCTGAAATATCTGCCTCAACAACTGTGATTGTGTTAGAAGCAGTATTAATTGTTTTACCCGTTAGTGTATCAGTCGTATCTCTACCAACTAATGTATCAGTTGATGTAGGTAATGTTAACGTACCTGTATTTGAGATTGATGAAATAACAGGAGTTGTTAATGTTTTATTTGTTAAGGTTTGTGTAGAAGTTAATAATACTATATCACTTGTATTTGATAAATCTGTTGAAGCAATAGTTATATCAGCACTACCATTAAATGATTGACCAGCGATTGTTCTTGCTGTTTCTAAAGTGGTTGCCGTATCAGCATTACCTGTTACATCACCTGTTACGTTACCAGTGACATTACCTGTTACGTTACCTGTTAAATCACCTGTTACGTTACCAGTGACATTACCTGTTACGTTACCTGTTAAAGCACCTTCAAATGTTCCAGCAACAAATGTTTCTGAACCGACAGTCCACTTATCAGTTGTTTCGTTCCATATTAATGTTTTATTTGCATCATCACCACGTTCTATTTCAATACCACCATTTTCTGAAGCAGAACCTGTAGCGTTAGAATTTAAAAGAATTGTATTGTCAGCTAAATTAATGGTTTCTGTATTAATAGTTGTTGTTGTGCCACTTACTGTTAAGTTACCAGAAATTGTTACATTACCAGAACCATCTTGTGTTACAAAATTTGCGTCTGATAATGCTGAATTAAATTCAGCAGTTGTACCAGTTAAAGTACCTTCTGATAAATCTAAAGTTAATGTGTTTGAAGCACTATCTATTGTTTTGTTTGTTAATATATCATTTGAATTTTCTGTAACGATAGAACCATCAACAGCAATTGTTAATGTATCACCGCTTAATGTTGCTGTAACACCACCACTACCTGCTATTTTTAATGTTTCACCTAAAGAAATAGTTGTTGATGTAGATGAAGTATCTACAAGTGTGAAACCTGAATTAGTTAAATACGAATTTCCAATAGTATCACCTGATTGATATTCAGCTATACCTGTAGGAGTACCGTCTGTAAATACTAGTCTTATTGGTGTTTTTTCTGCCATATTTTATTAAAATAGATAAGCTGGATTATTGTCATCATAGTTTGATGATGATGTAATCGCAGGCGAACCTAAACCTCCTGAATTAGTATAAACTTCTGTAAAATTTTTTGCTTCTGTATTTATTCTAAAAACAAATCCAGCAGCAGCTGTAGATAATCCACCTGAATTAGTAAATATATCTACTTGTTTTTTCGGTTTACCAGATAAAAACAAATCTGTAAAACTATTCGTACTTGAACCAATACTATAAGCATTATCAGTATCAGGTAATAAATTAGCACTAACACTTGAAAAATTAGAATTGTTAGCTATTTCAACAATGTCATTACCATTACGTTGATATATTTTTTTATCAGTAATGTTAACAGCAACTTCACCATCTGCCAAATCACTTGTAGTTGGTATTGAAGAAGCTGTTGTACTTCTTTTTAATTTAATTACAGCTGCCACTATAATCTCCTAATTATTATGCGTATGTTCCGCCGTCAATTTCAGTAACAGTAACAACACCTGTTGTAACTGTAAAGTTATCTGAACTAAATGAAGCAACACCTTTATTTGATGTACTTGCTAATTCAGCAGTGATTGTTAAAGTATCACCTGATTGTGAAGTATCAATACCCTCACCACCAGTTACAGTTAATGTATCACCTAAATCAATATCATTATTACCACTATCTGTAGTAACATTAATTATACTGTTTGCTAATTCACTATTTGATATTTCGCCACTCGCAAGAGTTACTGATTTACCAGATAAATCTAATGTGTTTGCTAATTTAGCAGCAGTAACATTTAAGTCAGTAATTTTCGCAGTTGTTACAGCGTCATTAGCCAAATGTTGAGTATCAATACCACCATCTACAACATTTAATGCATCTGATGTTACTTCGATAGTTGTTCCATCAACTCTTACATCTAAAGTATTTCCAGTTTTTAATAACGCATCACCAGCAGAGATTTGACCTGCGCCAGAGAATTGTGCAACTGTAATATTAGTTGAACCTAGTGTAGGTGTTCCGTTATGTGTAAATACATAACCGTTATCAGCATTAGCTGTACCTTCTTCAACGAATACAAAAGCACCACCTGTAATTTCAATCGCTTCATCACCATCTGGTGTTCTTGTTAATACATAAGCACTTGAACCATCTCCAACTGTTGTAACTCTATATAAACCGTTTTGAACAGCGTCTGACTGATCTTTTAATAATACTCTATCGTTTGTTGATGGAGTTTGACCATCAATTGATAAAGCACCGTTTGAACCAGCAGTAATTGTTCCAGCACCATTGTCATATGTTCCAGCAATATTGGCTGTTGAAGCAAATCTTACAGAATCTTTAACATCTAAACCATTGGCAACACTATCAACATATGCTTTTGTAGCAGCGTCCTGAGAACCAGATGGATCAGATACGTTAGTAATTCTACTTGAATTAACATCAACTGTACCAGAACCTTTAGGGTCTAATATAATATTGATGTTAGTATCATCACCAGCAGATGATAATGTAACACCTGTTCCAGCATCTCCGTTAGTTATCTCTAACTGATTGACTGCTGAAGCTGTTGTGTTAAATACAATTTGTTCATTACCATTTGCGTCAGCAATAAAACCACCATCAGCAATTTTAGGAGCTGTTAATGTTTTATTAGATAATGTTTCTATTCCAGCAAGTGTCGCAAAATCAGCGTCACTTAATGCTGTATTAAATTCAGATATTGTACCTGTTAAAGTACCTTCAGATAAATCTAAAGTTAATGTGTTTGAAGCACTATCAATAATTTTGTTTGTTAAAGTATCTGATGTATCTCTACCAACTAATGTATCAGTTGATGTAGGTAATGTCAATGTACCTGTATTACTAATTGTTGAAATAACTGGTGACGTTAACGTTTTATTAGTTAATTCTTGTGTACCAGTTAAAGTAGCAACTGTACTATCAATATCTAAAGATACAGTATCACCTGAAATAGATGATGTAATACCTGTTCCACCAGCAATCTTTAATGAATCTGTTAATAGATCAATTCCTGTTGATGTTGAACTATCATCAACAACAGTTAAAGTAGTTGCAACCGCAGCAGTTCCAGCAGCAGTTAATCTACCTTGTTGGTCAACTGTGAATGTTGGAATTTGTGTTGCTGAACCATAACTACCTGGAGTTACAGCTGTATCATCTAAATCAATTGTAATTGTGTTATCAGTTACACTTGTTGTAATACCTGTGTCACCAGAGAAAGTTATTGTTTCACCTGTTGATACTGAATCATTTGAACCACTATCAGCAGCAATAGAGAGAGTTTGCGTTACTGTGCTAAATGATAAATTACCAGAACCATCAGTTTTTAAAAATTGGCCGCTTGTTCCATCACCATCTGGCAACGTGAAAGTAGTGGAAGTTGTTACGGCATTTGGAGCTTTTAATCCAATGTAATTTGTACCATTGTTGGTACCTTCGTTTAATTTTAATTGACCACCAGTAGTTGAGTTATTACCAATAAAGATTTCATCAATTGCTTTATTACTATCAACTAGAATTGCTGATGATGCTGTTAATGTTCCTAAAGCGTGATCTAATTTTTCTGTAAAATATACACCACCAATTACTTCTATATTGGCTGCTACACCCGCTGTTTCGACACCTGTTCCTATATAAAGACGATCACCGCCATTTGATCCATTATCTGCAAGATATGAATATGCTAATTCCCCTTGTGCGAGTTGGGAAGGTGATCCAGACGTGCCTGATCGTTTAATCTGAATTATTGTTGCCATTTATTTCTCCCTAAAAATTTCCACCGTTGAACTTTAATGTTCCCGTTGTGGTATCTAATTCGTTTCTTGTTGTAAATTTTTCAGAACTTGCATCATATTGAATCAAAGCACCATCTTCTAACGTAGAAGCATTTACATCTCCTAACAATCTTAACTTTAAATTACTATTTTTAACATTTTGGCTAGAAGGTAAAGTAACGCTTACATTCGCTGGTTTTCCTGCGATTCTTGTTGTTACCCTAGCTTTGACCATAGTTGTATCTCTCTTATAGTAATATTTATAATAAAACTATTATTTTTTTAATATTTATAATTAAAGTATGTTGTAGAATAACAAAAATAATTAATAATTTGTAGAGATTCTAGGATTGACTGTGATAATTCCTTCTAAAACTCTTGTTACTGTGCTGTCTTCAAGTTTCACAATAACAACATCAAAAAGATAACGGCCCTCTTCTAAATTAGAGGTTTGGGCCGCTGTTAAGCTAATAGTAACAACACCCTCATCTGTGTTGTTTGAAGTAGTTAAAGATGTTCTTGTATGAGATGTAGCATATCCTTTTGACATTTGTGCGTAAGACGCATAACCAGACAAATCAAACACTGCGTCTGTATCAGTTGTAACGGTTACGTCAGAACTGAAAGATGTTCCTTGTTCTATTTGTAGATTTGCTATCGCTGACATCTATTATTTTTTAATGTTTTTAATTTCTTCTTCTATTTTCTTATTATAATGTGCCAATAATACTTCAATTTTTTCCATTTCGATTTCGTGCCTTACTTTTGATTGTAGAATTTCACTTCTAGCAACAATTGTATTTTTTATATCAGCACTTAAATCGCTTTCGTTGTACTCAACACCATTTATTGTTATAGTTTTTATTTCAGTTGTCATAATTTTTCACCTTTTTTTATTACTATTTATCTTTTTATTTGATATCTAAATAAAAGATTTATCATATTTTCATCTCTTTTATTTTCTGTAATTCTGTGTAATAAAGTTGAATTGTAAAGAATATAATTTTTGTAGTCTAATCTAGCATTCCAAGAACAATCTTTTATTCTATTGTCGTCATATTCAAAACGTAGAAAACATCTATCGTCATTTTCATCTACCACATTATCATTAACATCATTTTTACCTAATTTTTTTGTAGTATCAGTAAGTGTTAACAAGGCACAATAATCAAAAGATTTAGATAAATTCCAGTTATCTACCAATTGTGTTAAATGTGTGTACTGACCTTTCTTTAGAACATTAACTAGTATAGGGTCTTCGTTGTGAGGAATTAATTGCAAATTGTCTAATTCATCTGCTCTATCACAAATATATCTACTAATCCATCCGAGATGTTGGTGATAAGAAACTTTATAGTAGTGAGGATATTTTGTAAAGACTAAATTATTATCAAATATAAATTTTTCATTATAATGTTTTAAAACGTGATTGGTCACTAAAGACCAATCAACATTAATTTCACTAGGTAATAATTCTTTTTTTAAGAATTGTTGAGTTAGAATTTGTTTATGTGAAGCCATAATATAAACATCAATATAATTTAATTATTAAATATCAATCCAAACTTTTGGATCAGCAGTATGGTTCCATTTTTTATTATTTACTAAACACACCCATTGAGAATTATCTTGGTCCCAAGTTATATTGTAATATCTAGTTTCACCACCTACATCAAAAGTCGTAGTTGTAGGGAAATCTACTGGTGCTTTCCACTCATATGTAGATAAATCTTTTACCCAATCCCTATAAGGTTTAGGTTCCCAAAAACAATCATTATCTTCATCATAAGAACCACCTTTACCTGCGGCATTTCCTCTAAATGCTTTAGATTGATCGGCAGAGACAGTTCTTGTTCCATTTCCATCATCAGTATAATGAACACCTCTACTAGTATTTAAAGAAAATCTTTTCCAAATTGGCCAACCGTGTATTGATTCAAGGTATGCTCTACCCATTTCTTCATTATCAACACCATTTAATAGTTGTACTTCATCTGCAACTACGTGTGTGGATAACACTGCACCGTTTAAACCTATTTTAGCATAATGCGCCATTCTTTTTATCTCCTTTTAAAATTCATTACTGGAATTTGTACCTTAATACTACAACTCCAGAACCACCTGTTGTTTGTGTAGATGGAGAACCTGTTGATCCACCAGCACCTGAACCTGTTGTAGGAGGAGCAGGGGATAAAGAGCCACCACTAGCAGCACCACCACCGCCACCAGGGCCATTGCTTCCACCAGAGCCACCAGCTCCACCAGCAAAATATCTATTATTACCATCTGGTCCAGGCCAACCAATACTTGGTGCGTTTGATCCTAACCAACTATTTGGTACATAACCTGCAGAACCACCTGGTCCACCTTGAGCTGTACTTCCAGAACCTAGAGCGCCGCCGCCTCCGCCGCCGCCCATATTATTTCCTCTTGGACCACCTGAACTACCACCATTATTTCCTTGAGGAGGAGATGTAGGAGGTGTATTTCCTAGTCCAGTTGGTTTGTTATCGTGGCCACCACTACCAGAACCGCCTGGGTTACCAGATCCGTGTCCTTGGCCTCCGCCACCTGTTGATGTAATTGTTGAAAATATTGATTCGCTACCTTGTGTAGGACCTGTTCCACCAGAACCAACAGTTACTGGATAAGTACCGTCTGAAGTTATAGAAAGACCTGTAGGATTTGCTAAAGGCATTCCTGTGAATGGTCCTAGTGGACCTTGTTCATTTGAAAGTCTAAAGCCACCGCCTCCAGCGCCTCCACCATTTTCGAAAGCTTGAGGGTGGTCACCTCTTCCGCCACCACCACCTGCTAATACGAAATAGTCAACTGATGTTGGATAACTAGCTGGACCTACTGCAGCAGTTACTACAAAAGTACTGTCTGATGTAAATGTGTGAACTTTAAAGTCACCTTCTGTTGTTACTGTACCACCTGTTGCTGACATAAACGCAGCATTTGTTAAAGTGATTACAAACTGTCTTGGAACACTATAATTAGTTGTTGCCGCTGTGACTGTAAAAGTAAAATCTTGGTCTGATAAAGGATCAGCAACTGTACCACCAAAAGAACCATCAGTTCCCATTGTCATACCTGTTGGTAGTGAACCAGCTGTTACTGTGTGTGTTACTGTATCTCCATCTGGATCAGTAGCTGCCGCAGATGATAAAGCAGAGAAATCTGTTGCACCTGGTTGTACTGAACCTAAATTAGTATTTGCTGGATTAGCAAATTCTGGTGGATTGTCTAATGTTAAAAGGTTTGTTGCATTAGCGATAATACCATTACCATTTACTATTTTTAAATCGTACGGCGAATTTGCCGCTGTCATAGTAGCTGTTGTATCTACTGTGATTGAAGTTGAATTTGTATATGTAGTTGCACCTGGAGTATATTCGGTACCATCATCACCAACCCAAGTTGCAACGAAACCGTCTTCTATGTTAGCACCTGTAACTGAAACTGTAGTTGTTGTACTTCCATCTGGATCAATAAGTGTAGGACTAATTGATGTTATTGCAGGTGTTTGAAAAATGAAATTTGATCTTTTCATTTTTCTTAATTCGCCAGCAGAAGTGTCGTAAATAAGAACTTGGTCTAAATCATTAACAGTAGTTTCTTCTGTATGGCCTGTAATTACTGTTGAATCTAAATTTGATTGTTTTATTTTTGTCATTATACTGGATACTCCCTTATTACAATATCATCATTGTTAGCTGGTGCCGTTGTAAAAGATAAAGTTGTACCTGATATTGTATAATCTGTTGTTGGAGCTTGAGCAACACCGTTAACTGTTACTAACACTTTATCAACTGTAGAATTTTGAGTTACAGTAAAATCAGTGTTTGAACCATCACCAACAGTCTGTCTTACATTTATTTCAGTTGGTCTATCTTTTGCGTTTATGTATCGGACCATTTGTAAATTCCTTTTTAATACTAATATTTATATTACACGTCTTCTAAAACTGATGCAACAACATCAATTGATGAACCAACAGAAGCCTCTGCTCTTAATACATCGCCAGTTGTTCCATTGTTTTGTAATACTATTTTGTTACCTGACATAATTTCAACTGTAGTGTTTCCTGGAATTTTTAAATCTTTTACGATATAACCATCATTAGTCCCATCGTAATTATCTAAAAATAATCCTACTGTTCTTTCGGAAGCATTCTTATTACAAACTGAAATACCGATAACGATTGATTCTAATGCTGTAGAACCAGCACCTGCTGGAGTAGAGTACACAGCATCAGCTGAAGCACCTGTAGATGTTCCTACGTCTGCTTTAACTTCTCTTTTAAAATCGTTGGCCATTTTTTAATTCCTTTATCTTTTTAAAAACTTGTTTATATTTATATTTATATAAACTTTTAATTTAAGATTTTGACTTATATAAGTTATTTATATCAGTAAAATCTATTATAACGAAAAATATTTCAAAAATTATCCTAAAGCAATCGCCTGAGCAATCGCAAAAGGTGTCGTTGCAACACTTACACTATTTATTGTAATTGCCGCACTATCTAAACTAGTCAAACCTGTCATTGAACCACCCGTTAAAGTGGCGGTTCCGTCGGTTAATGTCGTAGAAGACACACTAGTTAAACCTGATATTGTACTATTAAGAGTTATTGTCAAACTATCTTCTGCTGACACAGTTGCGGTAATATTCGAATCACCTAAAACACTCATAGTATCATTAGCAGATATCACCTGTGTTGTAGATGTTTCATCTCTTAAAGTAAAACTAAATGTAGAAGTTAAAACTTCATTTATAGCACCAACAATTGTTGATTGATTCGTTGTACTTAAACCACTTAAATCACCTACATCTGTACCAAGATTATTGAACGTTGTTCTAAACGTTTCTAAAGTATCTGTTGTTGCTACTGATCTTATTGCCATTATTTGTTAATAACCTCTTTTAATAAATTTTTAATTTCTCTCAATTCTGCTTTCAAAGTATTTATTTCCTTTACGGTATCTCTAATTTGATCGCCTTGTTTTTCTCTTGCTCTCGCTCTAGCCATATATATTTTAAAATCAGTATTAGAACCATTAATAATTGCATTAGAGTTTAAATCTCTTAATAAATTATCATAACCTTCAACTTTCAATTTTCTAGTCATATTATAGTGCTAAAGCAATTGCTCTAAAGTCCTTTAATCTTGGTGGTAACGCAGAGTTTGTACCATTAAATACAATCTTAATTTGGAAAGATGTAAATTCTGGTAATTCACTTGCACTAAATTTGTAATCTTTAAAATCTAAATCTAATACTAGATCGCCGTTTGATGGATCAACCGACACATCTGGAGAACCATCTGTGTTAAATGGTGTATAAGGTAAATCTTCTATTCTTCTTGTTTCTTCACCACCAGATAGTCTAAAGAAACATTTAATTGATGAAGTTGATCTTACACTTGCTGCTAATCTTATATCTAATGCTGTAGATGGATTTGAAAGATTGATAGGTTTTGTAATATAAGAACCTTCTGAAGAACCATTACACACAGCACCACAAGCTGTATCATCTTCGTAATCAACTGTGTTTGTAATTTTAGCAACAACTTTTGAACCCGCTGCTGGAGCTGAATCTAATGTTAATAGTGTTCCTGAAACTGTGTAATCATCAACTGGTTGTAATTTTTTACCATCTTTTTTAACCGCCATAATATGAACGTTACTAGGTGTTCCAGACAAAGTAAATGCTTGTGTTGAACCATCTCCTGTAAATGTATCTGTAGTTGATACTGTAGGATTATTTAATCTATTTGAAATCGCAAAAGCATTTGCTCTTTTTATATCTATCACAGGTGAAACTTTTGAGTTTGTTGAACTAAATGTTAAGTTAACAAACATAGATTGATAAGTTGATCTTGTAGAAGAACCATTACCAATTTCAGCTTTTTCATTTATTTCACTTGCAACTAATCTTGGAACATCAAAATAGATATTGTCATTTAATACAACTGGCAATGCATCACTTGTAGATTGTCTAGCAAATGCTGTTTCTAAACCGTGAACTGATCTACCAGATGTTGTTCTTAAATTAGATGTTAAAGTACAACCTGGGTGTACTACGTGTCCTATTTGTAATTGTAGAACATCAAACAATCTATTTTGAGTAGCTGTTACAGTTGAACCACCAACATCTCCTGTTGCTGTAGCTGTACCTGAAGTTGTAATATCATAACTATCTAAAGTAATATTAGAAATTGTAGCGTAGTCACCATTAATTTCTGAACCTTGTATTCCATTATAATCTGTACCTGATGTTAACCCTGCGATAGTTACATTATCAGTAGATGAATGCATACCGTGATTTGGATGGAATATTCTAACTAAAGAACTTCCATTAAATGTTCTAATAGAATTAGCATTTAGAGTTTTAGCAGATAACGCTTTATTCGTCAACGTTAGAGTACCAGAACTTGAAACATCAAACTCTGCTCTTCTCATTGTAAATTTTAAATCTTCCATTTGTTCAGCAGTCCAAGTACGATTGTTTGCTGATTTAAATAAGATACCTACTGCTGGTTGAGCTGACACTGTTCTATCAGAACCAATTACAGTGTCACCTAGTCTAGCAACATAAGCTGTATAATCCTGAGAATCTGTATATAGTACAAGTGCATATTCAGTTTTTTCTTTTAAATATACTGGTGAATTGAATGTAAATTTAGTTGCAACTGAACCATCAGAACTTGTATTTACATCACTAGGATTTAACCATTTAACTGAAAAAGGAACAATTTTATTTCCAGGATAACCATTAACCATATTTCTAATTTCAGCTTTAACTGGTAATGTATCTGATTTTGTAGCAAAATAAGCGTCAACGCTTGTTATGAATACACCGTCCTCATCATCAATTTGAAATGATTGTGCCAATGGATCTCTACGACCAATTGTTGTAGATGTTTGCCTTGACATTGCTCTTCTTTCAGTAGTATCTTGTCTAACTGTTTGAGCTTCTCTTGTAGAAACTACAGCCTCTTGTACAGTTTCTAGTAAACCTTTTGCATCATAATCTGCTTCCGCAGCAGTTGCTGTTGCTGTTCTATCTGATGTATTTGTAGATGAACTTGTTAATCTGAATACTCTTTTACCTGTTCTCCATCTAGGATTTGACGCTGTGTTTGGATCAGGTATTGAAAAAACTCCTTTAACATAACCATTTGCGTTAGTAGTTATATTTCCGCCTAGTGAACCACCATCAGGAGTTACATATGCTGAAACATCTACGTTATCAAAGAAAGGATAAACTTGGGTATTAGGTCTCAAACCATAACCTTCAAAAGTTACGTTTCTACTTCTAATAAAAGGAACAAAAGCAACAGAAATTACTCTATTTCCTAAACTTTGTCTTATAGTTTGAGGAACAATTACTGTTCTAATTCCACTTCTTGTTTGAACTACATCTGTAGACGTTGTTCTAACTAAACTATTACCTTGCCATCTAGTATCTGTTCTAGGATTACCTGACCATTGATCTTGCCATTCATTCCATTCAGTACCTACTGGTATTTCGGAAACACTTGTATTATCTAATCCAGCATTAATTGCTAAATTATCAAAAGTACCATTTACATTGACAACTATTTCTGGCGCAACTCTTGTTTCTTTCCATTCATCTACTGGTGGATCCAATTCTACATCACCAATCCAATCAAAAATTAAAAATGGATTTAAGTTTTCTGTTTTAGTTGCATATGGTTGTTGTATTAAAGTTGTTTCTGAATAAGGTAAGGTAATTAAATCACCTGTTTTGGCATAATTTGCTGCTGTTCTATCTGCTGCTGAAATTGTTGTTCCATCATCATCAGATTCTTCTAACTCAATAACATCTTCATTAAAAGGTGTTCTTGCCTCACCTCTTGCTCTATCAATTGAAAGTTTGTAGTCATTATTTCCTACGTCACCAACATTGTGACCAGAGAAGTTATCAACAACAAATCCATTTTTAAATCTATCAAAACCATCAGCATCTTGTATTTGTAAACTTTGAGCATCTTGTTCTAATAATGAAAGTTGAGTATAATATTCTAAATTTTGTATTCTATCTTCTAACTTACCAATATCTCTCATTGTATAACGTCTATTGTCTTCTTTTTTAATAGTGACATCAGAAGTTTGTAATGTATAACTTGGTATAGTTATAGTTGCTAATAATAAGTGACCATCTAAATTTCCTGGTTCTAAAGGATTAACAGCAGATGCACCTTTTAGTGCTTTTAATTCACCATCTCTAGTTATGAAAATTTTGTCTATTCTGTTTAGATAATATTCAAAGTCAGTTGTAACATCTGAATTAAACTGTACTACATCTACTGTTGATGAACCTGTACCGTCAAAACTTCTATCAGAAGAACCTGAATTAATTGTACTAGCATCATCTACTCTAGGTCTAAAATCTAAACAATCTCTTAATTCAAATCTATCACCTGTTGTATCTGAAGTGTAACTTGGAATATTCTCATAATCAACAACACCTGAATACGAATCAACATCAAAATAATCACCTGAACCGTGAGAGAAATAATCAAAATTAATTAATAATTGACCTGTTGGTCTAATCGCACCAGGTTTTAAAATTAGTCTTCCAATATCATAGAAGTTATCTCTTTGTCCTGTGTCTAAATTAAATCTATCTGAAATATCAGTATCACTTGCGCTTGCTGATGTACCAAAACTACTTGACATATAAACTGCATTGATTGCATAAATATCAGCTTTACCTAATCCAATTGTTCCACCTTCTATTGTTGATTGATTGGAAATGGCAACTGTTGAACCAGAATTTAAAGTTTTTGTTTTTGAACCAGCAATCGTTCTTTGTACAGTTGCTAAAATTTTAATTTTATGACCTTGAAAGTCAGCACCAAAATCTAATTTTAATGTTTTACCAGTTGGGGATCCAATCAATTCAAATATTGCGTCACCTTCGTGGTTATTACCTTCTAGGTTTAAAACATCTCCAATTGCACCAGATGTTCCAGCACCAAGTGTCATAATAGAAACTGAAAAATCATCTGTAGAATTTGAAGCAAAAGTTTCATTTGTACCAGCAGAAATAGTTTCATCACCATTAGATGATAAAGTAACTGTAAATTGTCTTCTTACATTAAAGTTTGTATCAGTTGCTCCACCATTAGCTGTTGTTTTTAATGTTTTAACTGTTGTATGTGGTAATTGGAATATAGAAATATTACTTTCAGGATTTGTTAATTTTGCTCGTCTTCTTGTAACAATTGAGGCAGTAGTTACATCAGAACCACCTACAGCAGAAGTTAATTCTAATTCGTTTTGAGATACAATATATTTTACTGTACCTGTTACTGTAGAACCAGCGTCATTTGTAAATGAAATTGAATCACCTATTTTTAAATCTATTGTAAAGTTTGTACCTTTACCTTGTAAAGTAGCATCTGAATTTGCTATTGAAACGTTACCTACTAAAGTATAGTTATCTCCGTATGTTGAATCTAATACTGTGTCAGCAGTATAAGTAGGACTTCCTGCCATACCAATTTGTTTAACAGCAGAAATATCTCTTGTTCTAACACCTTTAAAACCTAAAGCATCTACTTGAATTGTACCCGAAGCTGATGATGTTTGACCTGAAATAGTTTCTCCAGCAATAAAGCTTCTTCTAACACCTGAAACTACGACTGTAGTATGAGATACTGTGGGAGCTGAACTATAAGAAGTAACGTTAACAGGTGTTGTACCATCTGTTTCGTATAATTCGAATGTTGATGAAGTTGCGTTTCTTACACAATAAGTAGTATCACTCGATACTGCAACTGAATCTACAGCATATCCGCCACCACTTAAAGTAACTATTTGACCATCTGTTAATCCGTGTCCACTTAAAGTTACGACACCTGGACTTGCTACTGAAATTGTTGTTACAGCTGATGATACATTTTCGGTCGTATTTTGTACGATACCAATTGCGCCTGAAGTGGCACCTGATACTATTTCACCTGTTGTAAAAGAAGCTGAAGTAGTTAAATTTAAATGTGTAAACATTTCTATATCAAATAGATAATGTCTGTATATTGAAGACGTACTGTAAATATCAGATGATTGTGTTCCTGATACAAATTCAAAACCACGAGATTTTGCTCTACCTATTTCAGGAACTATAACACCTGTTGATGATTGTTCTGTTCCTCTACTATCTGTAGGTGTATCATATAAATTAACAGTTTTAAACGCTTCAACATCACCAGAAACAAATCCTATATCTGGCGATCCATAAACGTTTGTTACATTGATATAATTTTTTACATTAAATCTTGTTTTGTGATTATTTGCTGTTTCAAAATCTCTAGCTTTATCAATGTCAACAAAAGTTGTTCCAAGTCTTTCAGCCTCATAACCTCTTACGTATGCTTTAAAAGGTGAAACACCAACTGCAAGTTTAGTAGCGTCACCACCATTTCCAGAAGTATAGATACCTCTATTATTACCTGATATTAAATGTTCTCTTACATCAAAGTCAGGATTACTTAAAACATAATCTCCTGATTCGTCAAATGTTCTTCTTGCTAGTGTGTCTTCTAATACTGCATATTCAGTATTTCTTACAAGTGTTTTAATTATACCATTTTCAACTCTAGCGATTTCAAAAAAATTATCGTCTTCAGTTGATGTTAATGTTTTTTTAGCTAATGATAATGTAATCTTAAATCTATGAGCACCTGGAGCATTGGCATTAGAAGAACCAGCAGCGTTATCATTCAAACTATTATCGTCATTAGGAGTTATTAAAGCTTCAGTAACTGAAAAACCTACTCTGTAACTAGGTGTATTTGTATATTTGTCTAATACTAATGTTTCATCACTTACTTGTACAAAAAATCCATTTATATAAAAAATACCAGACTTAACACTAGCTGAAGAACCTATTGCTGTAGTATCTACAACACACGATACTCCTGTACCTGTTAGTGTTTCGCCGTTAGAAAAAGTTGTTGTAGTATTATTAGTACCTGTTTTTTCATATTTTACAAATAATGTATCAGGATCAGTACCATCAGTTGCTGATGTTCCTACTACAGTTGCAATAACACCAGATGTGCCACCTGTTAATTGTATATTAGAAAAATCTGATAATGTGTTTGAACTATCAATACTAGATAATTTGACAGCATAATAGTTTGTATCTATTCCAATCTGACCTGGAATAATCATTGCACCTTGTTTGAAAAGGTGATCGCCCAATCTTTCTATTTGATTTTGTAAGATTGTTTGTGATTGTGTTAATTCTCTCGCTTGAACAGCTAAACTTGGTCTAAAAAGTATTCTATAAAAGTTTTTAGACTCTGTAAAGTCATCATAATAAGGCGAGAGGTTAAAGTCAGTTTTTGCTGCCATCTATTTCCCTCTAAAATTCAATAATCAATTTAACGTTTTCAGTTTGATCTGCAGCTCTTGTAATTGGTGCTCTATTTTCAACATAAATTACATCACCACTATCAGACTCGATTTCAGCAGTAGCATAACCACTTGTAAATGAAATGTTATCTACTGTAGTTGTACCATCTGGTGTTCCAGATGCTCCTGATGATTGTCCTGTTACTGCATTTGAACCAGAAAACGCTGTTAAATCTCCGTTGCTATCAATTCCTTCATCATTAAATCTTGTTTGAATGTAATATAGTAAACTATTTGAACTATCCCACTCTACAACTTTACCCACAGCACCAGTTGAAGTTTGATTAATTTCTTCATCAGCAGTAAAGTTACCACTTACTGAAGTTAATCTCATAACCTTAACTCCTCTCAGTGTAGAAGCACTTGCTGCGCCTCCTCCAGTTGCGTTAGGGTCTCTTATCAAACAAACTCGTCTAAAATCATTATCTGTTGTAAAGTCACCTGAATTAGAAGTTTCAGCTCCTTCAAAGTTAACATTTAACATCACATAATATCCACCTAATTCTTTTACCGCATCTTCGCCGTGTCCACCTTTTGGCTCTATGATACAATCTAATTCTGCGCCAGTTAAACTTGTTGCTCCAGCTGATACTATATCAGCATTTCTAATATAAGCAAAAGTATAATTTGAACCTGCGTTTGTAACAGTTACACCAGTTACAACACCACCAGCAACTGTTACTGAAACTTTACCACCAGAACCATCTCCGTGTATATCAATGTTTGTAAACGTATTATTTACTAAAGAACCAGAACCTGCTGATTTGATAGTAACTATATTAACTGTTCCGTTTGAGTTAGCTGCTGCAACAGTTGAGTTAGTTGCAACTGCCATAAAATCTGTTGATAGGAAACTAACTCTTTGAGCAGCACTCAAGGTGTACATATATTTCCATTTGTAATCATCATCTGTTTCAATAATAGATGTAGATGTTCCTTCAGGTTTTGAAGTAGAAGCACCACCATTGTTGTTCCATAAACATTTGTAAACATTAAAATCATCTGTAACTACATAAAATAAAGAATCCCATAAACTAGTAGCACCACTTGTTGCAGTTTGTACAGTAGTTGTACCTGTAATTCTATTTCCGTAATCGTGTCTATAATAATCGTAAACTGTACCTGATGTCCAATTTCTTCTAGGTATTACGTAAGACACATCTGAAGATGTAACTTTTTTAGCTGACAATAAGTCATCAAAAGTATAAAATTCATCTTGTATTGAATCTACTGGAGTTAAAGGTGAAGAATCTGAACCTTCGTTTACTGTTCTACTATCACCTCTAGTAGATGTAGTAAAAGCTTGTGGCCTTCCTATACCTAAATAGTAAACGTTTGGAGAAGCTTCTGAAAACGATTCACTAAACTGTTCAGCGTTGTGTATTCTAAATTTGTTAGTTATTATTGCCGGCATTTAATTTAATTCCTTTTTCATATTTATATTATTAAAAAGACTCTAAAGTAATTCTTTTCCATATAGTTGTAGAACCATCATATGTTGCAGTACACACATATAGATATGTTCCGTCTTGTACAACAAGTCCAGCAACATCACCACTTTGTCCTGTATTTGTTGGTGTTCTTGTAGTTATTTTTGTAGTAGAAGGTAAAGTATTACCTCCTAAAAAAGAATAAATTTCATTAAAGTTGTCGTTTATAAGGTCACCACCATCACGGATAGTTGAACCTGTACCATCATTCGCAACTGTTCCTATATTAATACTTTGTTTAGCCATTTTTTCCTAAATTTTAATAATAATATTATTATTTATACTCATTTTTTATGCCACATCAAACTTAATATTTGTTGTGTCAAAAGTAATCTGGTCTTCATCAAAACTATTTTCATCTAAATGCCATATTTGAGATGGAATAGCAAAGTTTGTTTTTAATTTGTAATTAAAATCTGATAGATTATTTAACTCACCATCAATATTCGTATTTAATGTACCTGATAATCTTAAATTATTTAAGTCTTGTATTTGAACTTGACTTGCATAATTTGAACTTAATACTAAATGTGATAAAGAATGTAAATTTGGACCTGCTACTGCTCTACCAAATTTAGTTGTATTATTTCGTATATCAGTTAATTCTTTGATTTGAGATATAATTTTATATCTTCTACTTAATGTTAAATCTCTTGTATTATCTGTAAATAAATCTGGAGTTGAGTCTGCCATCATATCTGGATTTACTCCTAATTGTGGACTAGCATTTAAAGAAGTACCATCATCTATTGTTCCTAATCTTCTACCAAATACTGTTGAGAATAAAGTATTAAGTACATCTTGGATAGGTGTTGTAGTAACACCAGAATTTTCAGTTGTAAATGGTCTCATTTGAGCATTAACCTGTGTTGCAATATCTACTCGGCCTGTAAAGTAGAAACCACCAGTATGCATTGTTTTTTTAAATGAATCTCTCCATTGATTAATTGACTCACCAACTTTAATTATGTAAGAGAAATCTTGGTACAATAAACTGTCTTGTATCTTCATTGTTATTTCTGATATATGTCCATCTTCATTAATATACGAACCTGTTGTATCTAATGTTGAAACAACTGTGGTTGTGGCAGTTGCTTGATCAGTTTTAATAACCATAGCTGAAGCGTTAGAGGTATTACCAGATAATACTGTGTGAGGACTAAAACTTCCAGATGCACTTGTTAATTTCATTAAGCCTAAATTTGTGTTAACTGATTCTACAGTTGCTGTTACAATAGATGAACTTGCATCTAAACCTGAAACAGTTTCACCTATAGTAAAACTTCCTAAAAAATCTTTAACAATTAAATAAGTAGGAAGTGTTAAAGTGGGAGGTGTAGGAGAATTTTGAAAACCTTTACCTGATTCTATAATTTTTAATTCTTGTACTCTTCCAATTTGATCTCCATATGCATATATAACAGCACCATTTCCACTAGTGCTTGTAACAGTCACATTAGGTAATGATAAGAAATTATATCCACCGCTAATAATTCTTATATCTGTAATATCACCAGAACCTGTGCCACTCTCTT